CTGGCGTCTTAATGCATAAGGTTTTTGGGGTGTAATAGCCCCAAAAACTACTTGAATAGATTACGATAAATAATAGTACACAGGAGATAACAAATGGCCGTTTCATCGCTTAGTAGAATGACAGTACCTTTGGCAAGTGACCAAAGTAACCCAAATCAGGGATTGTTGATGCCCAAACTCAAATACCGCTTTAGAGTGGTATTTGAAAACTTTGGTGTGAGCACACCTAGAACAGAATTAACCAAACAGGTTATGGACTTTACACGTCCAACTGTTACCTTTGAAAATATTGATGTTCCTGTGTATAACAGCACAATCAAACTTGCTGGCAAACACAGTTGGGGCGACCTTACATGCCAAGTGCGTGATGATGCCGGCGGTACAGTTTCTAAGTTGGTTGGCGAACAGTTACAGAAACAACTAGACTTCATGGAGCAATCATCTGCTGCTAGTGGTATCGATTACAAATTCCTTACACGGTTTGAAGTATTGGACGGCGGCAATGGCGCATATGAACCAATTGCTCTTGAAACTTGGGAAATTTATGGTTGCTACTTACAAGAAGTAAACTACAACAATATGGACTACGGCGAGAGTGCTGTGGCTACAATTTCCATGACCTTGCGTTTTGACAATGCATTACAAACCCCAACTGGTAGCGGTATTGGAGCTACTGTTGGCAGAACCGTTGGTGATGTTGCAACAGGCGCTGGTACTTCCGAAACTACAATCTAAACGATTATGAGTTTCGGCCAGGATTTCCTTCAGGGGTTCTTTGGTGTCGATGGTCTTAAAGATTATGCGCATGCATCCAAAATCTTTAGGACCAATCAGTACGAGTTACTGCCTCGTTATAAATTTCTTTTCCACGTGTTTTTTAACATCAACACTGGACAAATTCCTGCATTACAGAAGGTGTTTGGTAGCGGTGATGTTGCCACAGTTGGACTTGTAGTCAAGTCCGCACAATTACCAAGCTACACAATAAATGTAGAAACAATGAATCAATACAATCGTAAAAGATTGGTTCAAACTAAACTAGATTATAATCCTGTACAAATTGTTTTTAACGACGATCAAGGAGACTTGATTCGCAACATGTGGTACAACTACATGAGTTACTACTACAAAGACACAGCCAATTCATATCAAGGAGCTGCAGTAACTGACGGAACCATTGGACAATTGGCCAGCATGCAACAAGGGTTTAGTTACAACACCAGAGACACCTATACCAACAGCCGTCCAGTCAACGATTGGGGATATATTGGTGAAAGCTACTCGGATGGATTAAAAAACATTGGTGCTGGCAAAGAAGGCGGTAAACCTGCATTCTTCAGAGATATAACCATATACGGTCTTAGTCAAAAAAAGTATGCAAGTTATACATTGATCAATCCAATGATCACCGAGTGGCAACACGACACCTATGATTATACCGCGGGTGGCGATATAATGACACATACTATGAGTATTAGATATGAAACAGTCAAGTATGGTAGTGGCGCAGTGGGCGGCGCAACTCCTAGTAATACTGTAGTTGGGTTTGGTGATCCTAATCGTTACGATACAGTTAAGAGCGCACTGGCACGTCCAGGCTCAACTGCCACGGTGTTTGGACAAGGCGGCCTAGTAGATGCGGTTGAGGGAACATTCTCAGACTTAGCAGCATTGGCAAGTGGTCGCGGTGGTGTGCAAAACATACTTGGTGCCATACAAAAAGCCGGAACATCATATGAAACATTCAAAGGCAAAGATCTTAAGAGCCTGGCCAATACAGAACTTCGTCAATATGCTCAAGACGCTGCCAGACAGGTGTTGCCAGCCGCAGTAAGAGTTGCTATGAACAGTGCTAATGGAATGGTATTTCCAAAAGCCGCCGGTCCTGCCATTGGATTAAATGGACAAACCACAGTTCAGTTGCCAACTCCTACTCAATCATTACTTAATAATCAAGGACGGTAATCATGGGATCAGTCAACAGTATCAATAACAAGATTGATCAAACCGTACAAATTTTTGACGAGTTCTATGCATATTCTGCCAACGTTCCTGCACAAGAATATGATGCAGTGTTTAGTTATTTAAACAGTGTGTTTGGCACAGCCGAAGCCGCAGGAAATTTTGCTGTTACCTTGTTCAGAATTGCAGAACAAAGCGACATTCCTGTAATGACATTATTGCAACAAATTCAAGGGCTTGGTGTGCCAGAGTTAACACTGACATTGGCTTATTATCTCAACGGCAACAGAAGTTCTAGTACCTTGCTAGGACTCAATGCACCAACTACACCAAATTACTACGCCGCACACAACATTCGATTATGAGCAAATTTGCCCAAGGCAGTTATCAAATTCTTAATTCAGACAAGTATGTAGGCAAAGGTACTCCTAGATATCGCAGTGGTTGGGAACACGCATTCATGCGTTTTTGCGACACCAACGATCATATCCTTCAATGGGCCAGCGAAAGCGTTAGTATACCATACCGCAATCCAATAACTGGCAAGTCCAGCATGTACATACCAGATTTTTTAATCACATATCGTACCAAAAACAATCAAGTTGTAGCTGAGTTAATTGAAATTAAACCCAAAAAACAAAGCATTATTGAAAGCAAAGCCAGCGCAAAAGAACGAGCAATTGTGGCTGTTAACTATTCCAAGTGGGATGCTGCCACCAAGTGGGCTCGTCGAAACGGACTGACCTTTAGGGTTATTAACGAAGATCAAATATTTCGTAATGGGCGAAAGTAGCAACCTCCGTTAAAATACGGTAAATACGCTATGACTCGCAAACTTGAAGACCTTTTTGATTTACCCAAAGCTGTTGATCAATCCGACCCTGCAGAAATTACAACAATACCTGCAACACAGTCGGCTATAGTAGACATCAATGATACCATTGATAAAATTGATCAGGCACTTCCGGCAGTTAAAGGATTAGATGCTAGCGACCAGGAAATGGACGACATTGCTAGTAAAGCGCAGGAGACGTTTGATAATCTGATGGATCTTGGGTTTAATGTAGACAGCAGATATGCTAGTGAAATCTTTGCAGTTGCAGGCGCCATGTTAGGGCATGCGCTGACAGCTAAAACAGCCAAACTTAATAAAAAACTCAAGATGATTGAGTTGCAAATGAAAAAAGTCAAATTAGACCGTGATGTACAAGGCGACGAACCATCACAAACAGCACACGGCCAGGTGCTGAGTCGTAATGATCTTTTGGAAATGCTCAAGGGCGCAAATGACCAAAAGAACAAAGAAGCATAAATATCATATAGGAAAATAATATGAAACATTTCAAAGATTATCTAACAGAAAGCGAACGAACCTACAATTATCGCATTAAATTTGTAGGTGAAGCACCAGCATACTTCTTAAAAGAGTTAGAGGAAAAATTAAAACAATTTGACATTGTTAAAATTTCTGCTCCTAAGACTACGCCTGTGCAGTTGAAACCAGCAGACTTTCCTGCATTTGAAAACGACCGAGTGACTCACATGGATGTGGAATTCCGCTATCCAGCAATTGAGCCACAAGTTCAACAACTTGCTCAACTTCTAGGACTTGATCCAAATCGTATTCGTATGTTAACTGTGCCGTATGAAGATAGCATGGCAGAAGAAAAAGAAAAAGTTGAAGATCAAAACAAAGATTTGTTGACTGACACAGATTATCCTGCACCAGATGCTGAACAAAAGGCACTGAGTAAAGACTATTCGGCCAATCCATATCAACATGCGGTGTTGAAAAATACATATCGCAGTGACTTCACTGTGGCCGGTGGTAAGACACCTCCTGCCAAAACAACAAATGATTTACCAATGGGCAATAAAAGTCCAATGACTAAAGTAAGTCGTCCACCAAAGCCAGCCACTGGCGCAAACCCAAGAGGATAATATAAATGAGTTTTTTTTACGACCTAAATGCAAGATTGGCCAAACTGGCTGCTAAACAAGACGCTAAACAAATTAGCGAAGATGCTAAAGCTACTGCTCCTAAGAGCAAGCTGGCAGAGTCATTAGATGTAGCCGAAGCCGGTTACAGTGCCAAAGCTGGCCGTGCTGGCAAAGACCTAGGTCAGCCAGGCAAAAACTTTGGCAAGATTGCCAAAGGTGCTGCTGAGCGTTATGGTTCTAAGGACGCTGGTGAGCGTGTGGCCGGTGCTGTGTTGAACAAGTTGCGTCATCCAAAAGAAAGTGAAATGGATGAAAGTGCATTCCAAGCAGCTATTGGTAAAAAGAAATATGGTGATGAGGGCATGAAGGCCTTGCAAAAAGCCGGACGTGAGCATGCCAGCGACAAGACTATGAGTAACATTCGCAACCGGTATGACAAGTATGACGAAAGTCAAGGAATGACCGACGAAGGTAACGCATTTACTGGCGCCTTGGCTAGTACACCAAAGGGTGGTAAGTTTAAAGTAGGCAACAAAGAATTTACAGATACAAGTAGTATTGAGGAAGCCGACATTGTTGGCTTTGAGACAGCAATGACCCCAAAGCAAAAATCATTTGCTAAGTTAGCTCCTCCCACAGACAAGATTACATTTGCTGACAAGATTGCTGGCGCTAAAAAAGAAGTTGACGAAATGTTAGGCGATGTTGCAGCCGAAGCAATCAAAGGTGCAATTGGCAAAAAGAAAGAGCCACGTAGCAAAGGCACAGCATTTGACGCTGACTTTATGAAACAACAACAAGCAAAAAAAGATGCTGAGTCACACAGTCGTTATGACGTACAAGACACTGGCTACAGCAAGCGTTATACTCGTAAAGCAGTTGACACAGAAATTGACACCGACGACGAAGCTAAAAGCGACGAGCCCAAGAAAAAAGGCCGTCCAAAATCTGCAAAACCAAAAGATCAAGAGACTGTGACCAAAGGAAGTTGGAAATATAAAATGGTCAATGGCAAGCGTGTGAAGAAAGAAAAGACCGAAGAAGATCTTGACACCGACGGTGTTATGATGACACGAGCAAGCAATATGAGCAGCGAAGGTGTTGATCATGGCGAGTATGATCGTGAAGGCGACATGGCTAAAGAGCAGATGCACACTATTATGAATGCAGCCAAAGAATTGCATCGCATACTCAAAGACGAAGAAAACTTGCCAGAGTGGGTACAGAAAAAAATTACATTGGCCAAAGAGTACATTGACACAGCCCGTGATTACATGTTGTCACAGCATGCAGAGCGTGCCGAAGAAGAGCCTATTGCTGAAAAAGCAAAAAGCAAGGCACAACAAAAATTCATGGGCATGGTTCATGCCGCACAAAAAGGTGAAAAGCCAGCCAGCAAGGAAGTTGGTAAAGTAGCCAAGTCAATGGGCAAAAAAGATGCTGAAGACTTTGCCAAGACCAAACACAAAGGATTGCCTGCTCATGTAGATGAAGAGTCTACTGAAAAAGAAGATCAACGTGCTGAAAAGGCTGGTAAGAAAGTTGCCAAAGACATCGAGTACGATGACAAAAAAGATAAAAAAGAAGAAAAAGTAAAAGAATCCAACAAGGGTGGATACAACTTTGGTGGCGGCATTTATGAAAATCTTGATAAAAAAGTTGAAAACATGATTGCCGAAGGCATGAGTATCACTGCTAATATGTCTGCTGGTGAAGAAGGTGAACCACGCAAGAGTATTACAGTTACTGCCGACGGCGACGATGCAGACATATTAGCACAGTTACTCAAAATGGCAGGATTAGAAGGTGGTGCGCAGGATACTTGCCCAACATGTGGTTCGGCAGAGTGCGGTTGCGACGCCAAAATGGTTGATGAAAACAAGCCAGACTGGCCAACTAATACAGAAACCAGTGACGATGCACTACAGTACAGCGGCGGCCTTAACAAGCCTAAGTCGACTGGTCAAACAACTATTCCGGTGATTGCAAGTCAATTGCGT